TGCATGGATTGTAACACGTCACCCAGAGATAACTATTCTATATCTATCGGCTACTGCCGAACTAGCTATTGTGCAGCTATACGATGTTAAGAATATCCTAGGTGGTAGTATCTATCAACGTTTCTTCCCAGAATACCTAGACCCCCAAGAGGGTAAGCGTGAGAAGTGGTCATCTACTAAGATAATGGTAGACCATGCTCAACGTAAGAAAGAGGGTATCCGTGATGCGACTATCGCAACGGCAGGGCTAACAACTAACACGACAGGATGGCATGCTGATATTATCGTATCTGATGATGTGGTAGTACCAGAGAATGCGTACACCGAGGATGGGCGTGAGACGGTCTCTAAGAAGACTTCTCAGTTCACTAGTATACGTAACCCCGGAGGTTTCACAATGGCCTGTGGGACGCGCTATCATCCTTCTGACATCTATGACACTTGGAGGAACCAAGAGTATGATGTGTTCGATGCTGACTATGAGATAATTGATAAGAAGTCTGTGTGGGAGATTAAGGAATATAAAGTAGAAACTGACATGGTATTTATCTGGCCTAGTGTTGTCAGACCAGAAGATAATAAGATGTATGGGTATAACCCAGCAATACTTAACCGTATCAAAGCTGAGTATGAGGACAAGGTTCAATTCCACGCTCAGTATTACAATGACCCGAATGACCCCGGTTCAGCTCGTATAAGCCCTGACAAGTTCCAATACTATGATGCTAAGTACCTTAAACAGAAGGGCGGTGCATGGTGGTTTAAGGGGCGTAGGCTTAACGTATATGCAGCAGTGGATTTCGCATTCTCGCTAAAGAAGGCAGCCGACTTTACAGCTATAGTTGTTATCGGTATTGATTGTGATGGACATATATACGTGTTAGACATTGATAGATTCAAGTCAGACCGTACCAAGGACTACTTTGACCATATCAAGAGACTACACTCTAAGTGGTCGTTCAGGAAGCTACGTGCAGAGGTCACAGTGGCGCAGAAGATAATCGTTAACGACATCAAAGACTTTGTTAAGAAAGACGGTCTGAGACTGGCTGTTGAGGATTTCAGACCCTCTCGTAAGGAAGGTTCTAAAGAAGAACGTATGTCTGCTGCATTAGAGTGGAGATATGATGACCAGATAATGTGGCATCCAGTAGGCGGTTACGTACAAGTTTTAGAAGAAGAACTTATACAAGCGCGCCCTAAGAACGATGATGTCAAGGATGCACTAGCATCTGCTATAGAGATTGCAGTTAAGCCAAAACAAACACACGGATTGCAGAATGCTGCTGATTTGTTTGGTGGCGACAATAAGAAGAGAAGCCGTTTTGGCGGAGTAGCGTTTTAACTAGGAGATAGAAATGAGTGATAAGATAGCGGAGCTAACCAGCGTAATGAAGGCTGATGACCCCGCAGCATGGATTACTAACTTGTGGGATAAGTATAACTCACAGCGTAGGGGCAAGATTGAGGACTGGAAAGAGATTCGAGATTATGTCTTTGCAACTGATACGTCAACCACAACTAATGCGAGCCTTCCTTGGAAGAACTCCACTACATTACCTAAGCTATGTCAGATACGTGACAACCTACACGCCAATTACCTGAGTGCATTGTTCCCTAATGATGACTGGATAAAATGGCAGGGCTACACACTGGACGATAGCTTGAAGGAGAAGGCCGCTGCAATAGAGGCTTACATGGGCAACAAGACGCGCATTGGAGGCTTTAGAAATACCGTCAGTAAGCTCCTGTACGATTATATCGACTACGGTAATGCCATTGCGACAGCCGACTTCAAGACTAAGTACAAGACTATGCCAGATGGCACAGAGGTTCCTGACTTTATTGGCCCGGTTGCTTGTCGTGTTAGTCCACTTGACATGGTGTTTAACCCTCTAGCAGACAACTTCGATGGGACGTTTAAGATAAAGCGTTCTGTCAAGTCTGTAGGAGAGTTAAAGAAACTTGCTGTAGACGAGCCTGAGAATGCGTTCTGGGCGCAAGCAGTGCAACGGAGACAAGAAATTGGACAACTAATGGGTGCTTACACCATTGAGGAGTTTGATAAGGCTGTAGGGTACGCAGCGGACGGATTTGGGAGTATGTATGAATACTTCCAATCTGACTACGTGTAGATACTAGAATTCTATGGGGACTACCATGACAAGACTACCGGTGAAGTTCACGTAGACCAAATCATAACTATCGTTGACCGTAATACAACAGTACGCCAAGAGACAATGAAGCAGTGGTATACTGGAAGTCCTTTCGTACATGTAGGCTGGAGACTCCGTCCTGACAACCTATGGGCTATGGGGCCACTAGATAACCTAGTAGGGTTACAATATCGTTTAGACCACTTAGAGAACCTTACAGCGGACGCTATGGACTTAATCATCCACCCACCATTAAAAATCATTGGTGAGGTAGAGGAGTTTGTCTGGGGGCCGGGTGTAGAGATTCATATTGATGAAGGAGGTTCAGACGTACAAGAGCTTGCTACAAGCATGAATAACATCTTTGGTGCAGAGTCTAAGATGCAGTCTATAGAAGACCGTATGGAGCTGTATGCAGGTGCTCCTCGTGAAGCTATGGGTGTACGCTCTCCCGGTGAGAAGACAGCCTTTGAGGTTGACCAACTATCCTCTGCGGCAGGTAAGATATTCCAACAGAAGATAACTCACTTTGAGATTGAGTTGCTTGAGCCACTTCTAAACAAGATGCTTGAGATGACCCAACGTAACCTAGACGTAGCAGACACTATCCGTATTGCTGACACTGACATAGGTGCTGAGGTGTTCCAAAGCGTGACAGCAGCGGATATTACAGCTAACGGTAAGATTAGACCTGTAGGTGCGAGACACTTCTCTAAACAGTCTCAAGACTTACGTAACCTGTCTGACGTACTAAGTAGTGGTGTAGGCCAGTTGGTTGCCCCTCATGTATCTGCGATAGAGCTTACTAAGTTTATTGACGATACGCTAGGATTGAAAGGCTACAAGATATTCAGCCCTGATGCAGCTATCAAAGAGCAAGAGAAGACTGCTGTTAAGCAAGGTATGGCAGAAGAGAACGTGGCATTAGCTCTATCACCAGACGAGGTAGTTGAATGAAGACAACGTGGTTTAAGGGAGTAGAGGATGAGCAGAATAAGGAAGATATACGCTCGTCCTTTAAATCATCCCTAGTTACTAGACGTAGGCTGGCTGAGATTCTCGAAGGTAAGGTAGCAGAGAAACTCAAGTCAGACCAGAGTATCGAAGGGTACGATTGCCCTAACTGGGCGTATAAAGTAGCGGACTCGCAAGGGTATAACAGGGCTATGAATGAAATTATTTCATTAATTACTGAGAAATAACTCACAAAACCCAAAATTTCCGATATATACTAGTATACCTAGGAGTATTTAGGATTACTTAGAAATAAAAACTTTATTCTTATTAATAAATATATAACTTAGCATAATAAGAAAGTAAAAGAATTATGCTAGAACTACTAAGCTTCTCCCGAAGCATGGTGTCAGTTCTTGGGTAAGGACTTAAACTCCCTTGAGACAATTTAATACGTTGAACCGTGCCATACGGATTGTGGAATGTTGAGATATATCTTCCATAGGATGGGAGGAGCACTCTCATCCAACGTACCAATTTAATATTTAAAAGGATTAATACTATGCCAGACCCGGTTGATGTATTCGGTACAAATAACAATGAAACAACTCAGGAAACCCCTGAACAAAGTAAACCTCAGAGCGTAGACGTTTTTAGCGACCAACTAAAAAACATCAAAGCAGAGGATGGTAGACAAAAATACGATACTGTCGAAAAAGCATTAGAAGCTTTAACTCACTCGCAAACAATGATTCCTACATTACAAACTCAGGTTAGTACACAGGAACAAGAGATTACTCAACTACGCGAAGAGTTAGCTAAAAGTAAAGGCGCACAGGAACTCGTAGATTCGTTAACCAACCACCAACAAGAAGGTCAGCAAGGCAACCCCTCTGAGACCCAATTTGGTGAAGCGGAAGTAGCTCGTATGTTAGAGGCTACATTAGATAAACGTGAACAAGTACAGGTACAAACTACCAACGCAGGTAGAGTACAGACAGCACTAGTGAACGCCTTCGGAGATAAAGCTCAGGAAGTAGTTCAAGCTAAAGCTAAGGAGTTGAATACAACACCAGAAGCATTAGGCGCATTGTCTGCAACCAGTCCTGATATGGTATTGGCCCTGTTCAATAGTAAATCTACTTCACCTTCTGTTACCAATAGCTCATTCAACCTCGGTATGAATACTGTCCAAGACACACCACTAGGCCGTCCTGAAAAGACACTCCTATCAGGTGCTACCTCGGCAGACCAACGAGACTTTATGAGAAAGGTTAAAGCAGAAGTATATAAAAAACATGGAATAACTGAATAAACCTAAGAGGTAATATATGCAATTAACGACTAATACTCGTGCTTTCGTAGAAGCAGAGCAGTACAGCTCATTCATCTTGCTTAATCTGCATGATGGTCTACTACCAGAATCATTCTACCGTAACGTGACAGACTTCGGTTCAGGTGATACTTTACATATTAAAACAATCGGTACAGTAACGATTCAGGATGCGGCAGAGGATACTCCTCTAGTTTACAATCCAATTGAAACTGGCGAGATTACAATGTCAATCACTGATTATAAAGGTGATGCTTGGTACGTAACAGATGACATCCGTGAAGACGGTACAGACATCGAACGCCTAATGGCTGAACGTGCTTCTGAATCTACTCGTGCTTTCCAAGAGAACTTTGAGACTCGCTTCTTAGAAGTTTGTAACCAAGCACAGACAGATGCCAACGCTAACTTAGTGAATGGTTTCGCACATCGTATCGCATCAGCAGTTGCTACTACTGACCACGAGAATACGTTCGCACTAGACCACATGATTGCTATGCGCTTAGCATTCCAAAAAGCTAATGTGCCTGATGATGGTAATGTATTCATCTGTGATGGTACAGTAGAAGCTACGCTTAATCGCCTAGTTACTATTACACACGATGTTACACCATTCGGTCAGAAGATTCTTGAGGGTGGTATGGCTCGTGGTATGAAGTTCATCATGAATTTATTCGGATGGAACATCATCACATCTAACCGCTTAGAACGAGGTTCTTTCGGTGATGGTACTACTACGGTTGCTAATGGTGTTGCTAACATCTTTATGAACGTGCTAGATGACCAGACTAAGCCTATCATGCACGCATGGAGACGTATGCCTAAGTCAGAAGGTGAACGTAATAAAGACCGCGCTCGTGATGAGTTCGTAGTACGTTCTCGCTATGGTTTCGGTGTACAACGTGTCGATACTTTAGGTATCCTAATCACTGATGCAGCTAAATACTAGGAGTAATATATGAGTTTTGAATCAAACACAGGTCTTGGCGTAAACAACCATTATGGGCCACGAGAAAATGGCCCCGGTGCTGGTGTTATCGGCACAGAAGGCCGTGAGGTTGAGTTATCTATCGACCTAAACGGTGAAGTAGTTACTAATGGTGGGCCTTTGTTAGTTGACTTTACTATCCCAGCAGGTGCTATCATCGAGAAGGCGTACTTAGTTGTTACTGAGGCGGCTACATTTGGTAATGCAGATAACGTAGTTGATGTAGGTACAGACACATCAGAAGCTACCAATGGTTTCACAATCACTGATGCACAGCTTATTGCTGTTGCTACGGTTGATTTAACAAGTGAGCTATCTGGTACATGGGCTGCTCCTTTAGCTGCTGATACCGTTGTCGGTACTGTGGTTTCAGGAACTACAGCTTCTATGACAGGTGGTGCTGCTAAG